ACGAAGGGGTAAGAGCGTTAAGTGGTAGTTTAAACGCAAGTCGAGAAACAAGTAAACATCTATCTAAAAGTATTGAGAGTATACAGCATGATAGCTTAGAAGTAGCACAAAAGAAAGCTCAAGAACGTATTAGGGCAAGACGGGAAGCAGAGTTAAAGAAGCAAAATGCGCTAATAAAGGCATTAGAAGATTGGAAACATAAGAAACAAATCTCCGATGAGGAGGCTAGATTAAAAGTTGATTTTGTAAAGAAGTACGGTGCAAAAGAATGGGAAGCAGTATTAAAGATTAAGTTGGATATTGAAAACCTTCAAAGAAAAGACAATGAAGAATTTCAACATGATTTAAAAGAAGTAAGAAGAGTACAGATGTGGTGTTTTGTAGCAGCATTAATAGTAACTTTATGGCTTAAATTTGTATTAGGGGTGATTTAAATGGGTGACATATTTACACATATTCTGACCGGTAAAGATAATCAGACGCATGACATTGCAAAATGGGCATGGATGCTGGGATTTTTTCTTGTAGGCGGCGCTGCTATTTACATGATTTATGCCGGAAAAGAGATTAATTTGACTGAATTAGCTGGCGCCTTAGGAATTGTTTCTGGTTCAGGAGCGGCGTCTGTTGCAGGTAAACATTTAGCAGGAGCAGAACCTGATGTTCCCTCTTCCAATTAGTACTTACATTTACATAGCAATTGCACTTAGTACTGCATTCATTACTCATAGAGTTGATGGCTATTATTCTGAAAAAGAAAAATTAGAAGCTGTGCAGCATGTGGTTGAAGTACAAACTAAAGTGGCCAATGACCAAGCTATGATTAGCCAACAAACGCAAAAGGACAAAGATGATTTACAGACTCGCTATGATAATGCTATTGCTCAGCTTAGAGGCTTGCGCAACACAAACCTTTCAAACGGTCAACCCTCCAGCTTTGCAATACCAAGTCAAGGACTCAGATTACTTGAATCAGATGCAGAAGTTCTTATCGGGTTTGCAAAGCAATGCACCAACACAGAAATAGAGCGGAATGACGTGATTAACAAATATAATGCTCTAATGGTGACTAAATGACTGAAAACTTTGACCATTCCCTTGATTTAGTCCTTAAGTCAGAAGGTGGGTTTGTTAATAATCCTAAAGACCCAGGTGGAATGACTAATTTAGGCGTAATAGCATCTACATGGGCAAATTTTAAAGGGCGTAATACTAATGAAAAAGAAATGCGATCTCTTACAAGAGATGATGTCGCACCTTTGTATGAAAAGAAATATTGGGATGCTTGTAAATGCGATGACCTGCCTTCTGGCGTTGACTACCTTGTATTTGATTTTGCAGTAAACTCAGGCCCAGGGCGGTCTGTCAAAATACTACAAAGAGCTCTTGGTCTGCCTGAAGATGGTGCTGTTGGTCCTGTCACAATTCAGACCATTGATGTCATGGATAAAACAGAACTAATTGCTAGGTTCTCAGATGCTAAGAAGCAGTTTTATGAATCATTACCGACTTTTGCTACTTTTGGCAATGGTTGGTTAAAACGAGTTGATGAAGCTCGTGTTAATGCTAGTAATATGTTAGGATAAAAAATGGCTACCTCCTGTACTCCCGCATGTACCGCAGCAGCGGCAATGACTTACAACAGTCTGATTACTGATGTGACGCAGTACTTAGAGCGGAATGATACAGCTGTTGTTAATCAGATTCCTCAGTTCATTATGCTGGCTGAGTTTGAAATTGCACAAGAAATCAAAACACTTGGTCAATTAAGTGTAGTAGAAAGTACTATGAATGCAGGTAATCCTGTTATTCCTAAGCCAGCAAGATGGAGAAAAACCACATCGTTTAACATTACCAATGCAGGTGTGAAGCAGCCTGTATATCTTCGTAAGTATGAATATTTAAGAAATTATGCCCCAACTAGTGGCGCAACTAGTGTTCCTTTATACTATTGTGATTATAATTATGACAACTGGTTAGTCGCTCCTACGCCTGATCAGGCATACACATTTGAAGTTCTTTACTATGAGAGGATTCCGCCTTTGTCTTCATCAAACCAGACAAACTGGATCACACAGAATGCACCAAATGTGATGCTATATGGTACGCTGCTTCAAGCAATGCCATTTTTAAAGAATGACCAAAGACAAATATTCCAACAGAAATATACTGAAGGAATGCAAGCTCTCAAGTTGGAAGATCAGCTTCGTATTGCTGACCGTCAAGCAATTGCTCAGGATAGCTAATTATGACTACATATACCAATCCGTTTACTGGGCAGACCGTATCACCTGCTCAAGTATCTTATGAATCACTGACCATATCAACAAACACCACATTACAGTGGCCTGTGAATGGTACAAGTTCTTCACTTACGACTGCAAATATTATAGAAGTGACCGCCACTACAGGTGGATTAGAGTTGTTGTTACCAGCAGCTACTCAAGTCTCTGTAGGTGAAGCTGTTATTATTCGTAATATTGGATCAAATTCCTTTACTGTTACAAATAACAGTGGCGGAACCATCATTACTATTGCTTCTGGCATTGCAGAATACATCTACTTAACCGATAATACAACCGCCAATGGTATATGGGCAACTGTTACTTTTGGTGCAGGCACATCATCTGCCAATGCTTCAGCTCTTGCTGGTTATGGTCTATATCCAATTACGACTACTTTAAATCAGCAATATGTTACAACCAACTTTTATTCAAATCAGACTCTAGATGCTACCAATCGAGCTGAGTTTATAGTCTGGTCAAGTGGAGTAGGCACACTTACACTTCCTCCGTCTGCATCTGTTGGCAATGGTTGGTTTGTGATGATCGCTAATGACGGAACAGGCATTTTAAACATTGCACTTCAAGGTACTGACACAATAGATGGCAATACATCTAAGCAATTACAAATTTCTGAGTCATTTGTGGTTGTGTGTAACGGCTCTGGGTTTAATAGCTTTGGTTATGGGCAAGCTACTCAGTTTGTATTTACACAGTTAGCACTTGTAGTTACTGGCGGAACGCTGACTGAGACTAATGCACAAGCATCTAACTTAATTCAAGAGTTTAGTGGTAACTTAACATCAAATCAAATTATTATTCTACCTTCTACTGTTCAGTTATATTCAGTTACCAATAATACAACTGGCTCATTTAACTTAACATTTAAAACTGTATCAGTCGGTGGTGCAACTGTTACTGTGCCTCAATCAACTAGTGTGATTTTAATTTGCGACGGCACTAATGTTTACAATGCTACTTCAGGCGCAGTTAGCTCAATCACTTCATTGACTTTAGGTAATGGGTCTACATCAGTACCGTCATTAAAATTTACCGGCGATCTAAATACTGGTATTTATTTACCGTCTACTGGAACATTTGGGTTTGTAGTAAATAATACAGAAGCTGGTTACTTTGATAATACAGGATTCTATGCATTTAACGGTATTAGCGGAGGGACATTTTGACCGCTAATGTTATCTCCCTCAATATTCCTGCAGGAATTCAGCGAGATGGTACTCAGTTTGACTCACCAATGTACGTTGATGGGCAATGGGTCAGATTTCAGCGCGGTCGTCCTCGTAAGATAGGTGGGTACAAAGGTATCTTTTTAAGCGCGCTTGAAGTAAGTCGTGGTATGACCATGCAATCACAGCAAGGTTTAAACTATGTCTATTCAGGTTCACAAAATTATTTACAAGCTTGGCAAACTGATAATGATGATGGTGTAGGCTCAGGCCCGATTAACATTACATTAAATAACTTTACAGCAAATGAGAATAACTTATGGCAGTTTGATATTGGTTATAACTCTAATGGATCAGGTCAGCTTCAAGTGGTTGCACACCCAGGTCAAAATCTAACTGATATTGATAGCACTATTAACGTCCCTGTACTGTCAGGCAATTTCCCATATGGTGCTTTGTCCAAGGTGGGTGTCTTTACAGCCACTGGAACATTAACCGGTACATCATTTGTGATTAGCTCTGCTAACTATAAAATTGGTCTAGGTCAGACAGTAACAGGCGCTAGCTTACCTGCAAATACTACAGTTACTCTTGTGTCGGTTGTAGGCGCTACTACCACTGTGACTTTAAGCAGTGGCGGTGGTTCAGGCACGCAAACATTGACCTTTGATAATAATATCTCTGTGTCAGGTGGCGCATGCATGATTTACCCATACCTCTTTGTATATGGGAATAATGGCTTAATTCAAAATAACTCAGCAGGCGACTTTACAAACTGGACAGGCGCTGATTCAAACGCAAATAATGTATCAAGCACAAAAGTAGTTAAAGGTATGGCACTTAGAGGCGGAACTACATCACCTTCAGGCTTGTTTTGGTCACTTGATCAGCTTACTCGTGTATCATATAGCCCTACCACTGTAGGATCATCTGTCTTGTATTGGCGGTATGACATTATTAGCACGCAGACATCTATCATGTCAAGTTCATGCGTCATTGAATATGATGGCATATACTATTGGTGTGGTGTAGATCGATTCTTAATGTATAACGGTGTTGTTCAAGAAATTCCTAACACTACAAATCAAAACTACTTTTTCGACAACTTGAACTATGTACAACGCCAAAAAGTTTGGGCAATGAAGATTCCTCGTTGGGGTGAGATCTGGTGGTTCTATCCTGCAGGTGATTCTACCGAGTGCAACAATGCCATTATCTATAATGTGCGTGAAAAGACTTGGTATGATGCCGGTTTTGCTCCTGCAGCGAATCGATCAGCAGGTGTGTTCTCTGAAGTATTCCGTTACCCTATTTGGGCAGAGAATGTGCAGAATATTGCAGGTACATACACACTATGGCAGCATGAAGTAGGCACTGATGAAATCTTTTTAAGCACAGTAAACGCTGTTGAATCATTCTTTGAAACCAATAGTATTGGTTGGGTAAGAGGCGGACCTGGTCAGTTATCTGTAACAGGACCTAATAAATGGATTCGATTAGAACGAATAGAGCCTGACTTTGTGCAATCCGGTCAGATGAGTGTAACAGTCACAGGTAGAGGCTATGCAGATGATACAGACATTACCACTGCGCCTTACACATTTGAGCCTGACACTTTAAAGATTGATATGCGTGAACAAAGACGTGAAATGAGACTTCGCTTTACAAGTAATACAGAAGGCGGAAACTATCAGCTAGGTAATGTTCTATTAAGCGCTGATATTGGTGATGAACGCTCTACAGGTAACCCATAATGGTAGTCTATGATCCACGCGGACTAACATGGGACTATTGGTGTTCCAGAATGGCTGATTTGTTTGCAGCAAATCAGTTAGGCACAGTCTCTGAAGACAAATGGAGAGACTGGGCAGATGGTATGCAAGGTATTGGATATTTTGTAAACTCTGCTGTACCTGATCCAAGAGGTTTTGATGAATGGTATCAATGGGCTGAATCATTAGTAGGTATTATGAATGTAGATACAAGGCAACTTTAAAATGACACCAGAACAAATTATCGCGTATGAAACTGGCCGAAAAGGCATGAATTCTGATGCAATCTTAGCCAAGCTAAGAAAGCACATACATGAGCATGATGCTAATTTACTACAAAAGCATGATACATTAATGTACTTAAAAAGAATTGATGATCATAATGCCGACGTGCACTTTATTACAATCGATGCGCCATTGGTTTTATCCGGCGCAATTAAATATTTTTTAGATTTGGCTAGAAAGCACGGAATTAAAGTGCTTCATACATCTTCTAAGAATCCTAAAGTAATGCAAGCTCTACAGTCAAATCATGCTCATGTTATGCGATCTCCACAGAACCCTTCCAAATTGGCAATCATTTTATAATGACTAAAACTGTAGAACAATTTAAAGATTGGTGGATTAAGTCAGGAAGACCGTTTCGTCCTCCTTTTAAGAATTGTATTCATACAACTGACATTGCATATGCCTTATGCTTATTTAGAGAAGGTCAATATCAAGTAGAATTGTATATTTGTAAACCAGACACTGAGACCACAAAACATAGCCATCCAAATGTAGAATCGATATCTATGTATTTAACTGGTGATTTATCTTTTTCAGATAAACAAGGTAAATTTGCTGATTTATCCGCATATCAATGGCCTAGGCAAGATGGGTCGCATATGCTGTTAGGAAAAACTGCTGATAAGAACAATGGAACACCTCATGCATTGAAAACTGGATCAAGAGGCGGCTCATTTTTAATTTTTGAACATTGGTTAAAAGACAACCCATCATCAGTAACTACGCACTGGGAAGGTGAATATGTAGGACCAATGCATGCAAAAACAATAGAGGCTAATCATGTGGTCTAATGTTACTGAATTTAAACAATGGTGGTTAAAGAGTCGACCATTACGTCCTCCATTTGATCAAGCATCATTTATTACAGACTTAGCTTATTCTCTTTGTTTATATAGAGAAGGTGCATTTCAAATTGAACTGTATATACTTAAACCTGATAGTACTGCCCCTTTTCATTCGCACCCAGGCGTTGATTCTACATTTATTTATTTAGGCGGAAATTTAGAATTTGGACTAGAAGATGGAACATTTCCTGACTTGTCTGAATTTCAAAAAGCTAAAGAGAATGGAGCACATATGCTATTAGGTAGGTCTGCCGATGCACCTGACGGTATGCTACATTCTGTTAGAACATTTAAAGAAGGCGGTGCATTTTTAAGTTTTGAGCATTGGAAAGAAAAAGAGCCTGATTCAGTAGTGTTAAATTGGATTGGGGAGCCTGATGGTAAAGTACATGCACAAGTATTAGGAAAATGATTACATTTCAGAAAGAACAAGTTGAAACATTTAGCATATGGGAACAAGAAGCAAATGAGTTAATTCTTCAGCATTATGAAGAACTAGTAACGCAAAAAGAAGTGATGCAGTTAAAATTAAATTTAAAAGCATATAGTCAGTTATATGATAAAGATATTTTGGAAATACATACAGTGAGAGATGACGGCAAAATGATTGGTTATAGTACATGGATTATTAATAAGCCAATGCAATTTTCTGACACTCTTGTTGCAAATTCAAATGCTTTATTTTTAAGATCTGATTATAGAAAAGGCATATTAGGAATGAAGTTTATTAAATGGTCTGTAGAAGAAATTAAGAAGAGAAAACCTTCTAGAATATTTTTACATGTAAAACCATTTATGGACTTTAGTCCGATATTGGAAAGAATAGGCGCAAGTCTTTTTGAAACAACATATCTTATTACGGAGTAAATTATGAGTTGCGTCGTTTGTGTACC